CTTATAACGGCTCTGTCAAGTACTAGATCAGGTAGTGCAAGATAAAACTTGCTCTCCATCTAGCGTCGCCACGATCTGAATAGAAAGGATCGTGTCCATCCAGGTACCCTTTCGGTAACCTGGCATTTTTAACCTCATGCGTCAGCTTAACGCTATGCTCATCAAGTAACTCGAGCACAGCAGCTGAATTTTTCTCCGCACGCGGAGCCCATCGCATGAAATCTCTGCGTCCCTTTGCATTTGGATCTGGCGGTTCAACGTATCCGCCAAGGATACAAAACAGGTCTAAATCATTACAAATAAGCTTTTCCTTATATTCCTTTAAAGGTGAAAGATAAGTGTAACGTCTAGGAGGGAACAAGTAGAGAATACCCGAGGAAGGGTCTTCCCACTCAGGTACGAGGTGCACTTTTGACTTTAACAGCGACCGCAAAAATATAAGAGTTCGAGGTAAGGATACCTCATGAAAAGAACTCCAAAGCAGAAGCTTGTTTATCGCAACGTACACCTCTGAGTCTGTGTTAATGGCTTCTATATAAAATGGCGTTATTTCTAAACCATGATGATAGTCGCCCCCACAAGACTCACGAAACGGCCCTGTCGCATAGGATTTTTGGACATTTACTTTCAGTCCCATCTTATGCAGCAGCTCAACAAACCCGTCATAATATTCCACAGGACATATAATATCGTCACCATAGACACCAATTCGAGTGTAGTCAACGCGGTTGTTTTTCAAATCGCCACGACTGCGCATATAGCCAAATAATAAAGCTAGCAGAGTCATGGTCATCATAGGGAAGGTAAAACCATTTCCCATCGTTGACATCATGTTAAGCTTTAGCCAGGTATTTTGTTTCACTTCACACTCAGAAGATCGAGTGGTCATGAACCATTGATACCAGACTGTGGGCCATAGGAGTTGAATCAATTCAATCGAAATAAGGTCACTAGCACTTGATAAATCTATAGTGCAAAGTTTTCCCCACAGCGATGCTAAACACGCTAAGGATTTATTCTTAGCCTCCTGACACTCAATGTCCAGACCTACCCATTTAAGGGCAAGCTGGATATAAACACCGAGTGCTAGTTGTATCGCCATGTTACCCGAGGGTTCCGTGGCGATAGTGCGATTCTTCTCCCTATTCTTACCTACAGATCCTAACCCAGACCCCCTAACAGTACGTACACCTTCAGAACATGGATGTTTTAAGTCAAACAAGTTGATCAAAGGTGTAACGGTACGCATAAAGCGTACTAGGGGGAGGCACTTAGCAGTAGTAGTAAACGCCTGACGTATTTTATCGGCAAAATGAGTACCTGTAACCCCTTTCGAGGAACCAGGCCCAAAGCGCCAAAAAGAATACAACAGGTCTAGATCGAGCTCACTTTGCGGCACATCGGAATGTGTAGCAGTGAACCCTGTAAGAGCACGATAAATAAAGGCTTGCGCTTCACCAATAATGACTGGATCAACACCCTCCAGGTTAGGAGGGGTGACTTCGTCGTTGATTAACACAAAGTCCTTACGTGCCTTTTCGTCTAGTTCCTTCTGAACAAGTAAATCCGGAACGAATCTTTTGTCCCAGCGTTCAGAAAGTCGTTTTACCGCAGGACTTTCATCCTGCACTGCCAAGTCGTTAGAAATGGCCTCTTTCAAAGAGCTATATAACTCAAATGGATTCACAACAAGTATCCTTGTATGTTAGTAGTTAGTTTAACTCACCAGCAGTCTCACCAAAAGCAACGCAGCCTGATAAAAAGGGCATGTGGGCAGATGGTGGAGAAAATTGGTGACTATGTCATCAAATTGCACCTGACTGTACGGTGGCTCCCAAAGCAGCACTAAGCTGATTAAGAGCTCCTATATGCAGGCTGATTGCAGCTTTCAACTGACCCACGTCGTACACCTCCGCACCAGCTGGTACGGGGATTGATGTCGTTATGGGACAGGGAATTGCTGGTTGCCCAGCGGCTGGAATAAGACCAACGCGTGTGATTGCTTTATACACGTTGTTGGGGATATTCTTGATAACACCCGTTATCGGGTTCGCTTGTGGCAAACCGCGAAGCTGCACCGGACGGAACCGGGCAGTGGTAAAGGGACTGCTAACACTATGAACACGCGATCCAGTCACTGTACCGCCAATGGCCGATACATAATCCTGTTTGCCGTTAGGCGCCGGGGAAGTATCGGGTAAAACGGTAAATGTTGGACTTGTGAATCCAGTTTGTGCTCCGCCCGTAATGGGTGAGCTTAAGTCTAAACCTGACATAGAGATGTCCTATAATATTGTGAAATAACAAAAGGAAAACACTATAGAGTAATAACCGACCTAAAATTATTTAGATCTACCAATTATCACTGCCATAATATTTGCCAACTTTTTTGTGGAGTTATGCTGTATTTCCGCATCACTGCGAAAGCGAAAACTCCTGGTCGGTAAACCATTTATAGGAATACGTGCAAAAGCACCCGTAGATAAAACATTCGGGCGGCTCTCACACCGCAACATCTCCCACCCTGCGGTGGGGATGAGCCTTGCACTTGTAATTACGTTATGTTCAATTTTTACGTTCTTACAAGCATAAATACTCCTATCAGTGTTACTCTGGAAGGTATCATGGATAAGATCCCCCATAGTAGCAACGTAATCTCCAAGCCATGACCATGGTAACAGTTCCCATGCCATCGGGATAAAATCCGTAGGCGCAAGATGAAAATGCTCTGACAAAGCAGCATAGTTGTTACCTGACACGACATTGAAGAGGTGAGCGTCGATAAAACGAACGCTGTACCGACGATACGCCATACTAGTCAGTTCGATATTAATACCGGTTGCAAGCGATTGCTTGCTGGTAAATTTTCCGGCAGTCGAATCTGTATAGTGTTGCGCGTGAAAATGTTTAACTCTATCCTCCCTTTTGAGGTAGGAATCGATTGAGGCTGCAAGATTTTTCGCATCCTCGATAGTCGGATTTATACCAAACACGTATGTCAAGTATAGATCCGCCACATTTTTCACAATGTCTTTACGTGAATACCTACCGCGCCAACTTCGCCGAGCAGTGAGACCCGCAACATTACGCAATAAATCGCGAGTCGAATCGAGGCCATCATTGATGGTCCGTCTAAACTCGTATGCGTCTTGCAAAAGGTTCTCCATGACTGCGAAATCAGCTTCGTCTGATTCAATCTTGCTGCGTATTTTTGACAAAGCAATTTCAGATGTAGCAAAATCGTTCGTCGTATTATTAGCAGTAGCATCAGCACCTGTCTTCCACCCCCATACTTTAGTATAATTCTTGTGATTACTTATCTGACGCACATGTGCATCAAAGTAACCCGCTTGATTAACATTGTATAAGGTGCGGTTGTAAGCTGACGTAGCTGATGCCTTGGTAGAAATTAAGTTCCGGTAATTTGGAACGTAAGTCCCTACTGCGACGTCACTGCCCAAAAGGCCTATAGGTGCAGGGATGAAGGTTTTTGTTCTCAGATAAACTGAGTCCCTTCCGTACCCTGTATACCCGTAGATTCTCTTTGTGCGTATTGTCATAGTAGTTTATCTCCAAAAATGGATACCAAGAGATTAGTTTGAGTAGCCCGGAAGAGCTACACCAAAATCAAACAAGCCCAGGATAGGGCTTAGTCAAGTGCGCGAGAATACTCTCACACTGGCTTTGGATAACAGTATTCCATGAGCCAAGATTTGCCTCTTGAGTCTGTCACCACTACTTTCGTAATGAAAACTGGCCCAACGCAATCCCGGTCTCCAATGACCTTCGTAACAAAACCGTCAGGGACGTGCCTAGTACAACTAAGTACGTTTAAAACCTTTCGGTCATTTGAATCGTTACTTGGATCATTATAGATTGGCATGGTTTACTCCAAAAGTTGATGTGAAGAAAAGTGC